TTTAATTGGGTTATATTTAACATCACAATTTGCCGCTAACGTTCGTCTTGTTTCTTTAGTCCCATTAAAAGGATAAACAACATGTCTCATATCATATGGGAATACATAAAAGTCTCCTAATTCAAGTGGTGGCTGATAATCTATTTTTGCAAACTGGCCATTAGCAGCGCCTAATATTTGTAATTTTCCATTTTGAGGCACTCTTTCACAAGAATATTCTTCACCAAAAGTTGAGGGTAATTTTAATACCATAACACTAGATAAACCACTATATGAGTCTCCTTTATGAATATGAACAGGATTATATTCATGTTCTTTCATTTCATTTACCCAAATTGAATTAAGCTTCATATCTAAAACACCTATACTAGCAGTATCTAAATAGTGTTTAAATTTATCCATAAAAAATTGTAAAATAGTAGGAGGAAGCATACTATGGTTTTTTATATCTGTTTGATCAAGACTATTATTAAACAAAGAATGCTCACTTTTTATTTTACCAACTAATAGTTTGTTAGCTTTTTTTAATTGTTGAAAATTTTTTTCATATATTTCATTAATGGCATTAAATATATCTAGAGGCACTTTGTACCTAATTACTAATTGTCCTAAATATGTAACTCGAAAGTCCATAAAGAATTATTTCTTAGTTATTTCTTTTTTTTCTTTTGTATTATTTTCTAATTCACCAGATTTTTTAATTCTTTGCAAAGATTGAAATTGACCTATGATGTTAAATTTTTCACCTTCTGGTGTATTCGGAGTTAATTGGTTGAATCTTTGATGATACATTATACCATATGAATCTAATTGATGTGTATTAACATCTTTAGTATCAAAAGAACCATCATCAAATTCTTTTTTTAATTTAGACCACATCTTGATTTCACGCATTCTATGTTTTGCAACTTTTTCCATAGATGCTTTACCAAATCTACATTCGTCTAAGTCTATTTGATATTTAGTTCTTTTGTAGTCGTCCTCTTCTTTATCTATTTTATTTTCTAACCAAGTTATCTTTGCTTCGTTTCTTCTGTAATCAAATGACAAACCCATAAGATTATCTAAATAACTAGATTGTTCTCTTACACACTGCCAATACTTTGCAGCTTTAGTTGGGTATTTATTATCTTGTAACACAGAAAACCTTGCTTCTGTTTCTGTTCTATATACTTGTCTTTTATTCCAAGTATCTCTTAATTCTTCAATCATTTCTTTAAAATCAGAAAGATCATTTTTTTCTAGTAAATTATTTAAACTCTTGCTTTCGTTCTCAATTAAGTCTTTTATATTTTTTTTAGTCATTATTTAATCCTTTATGTAAAGGATTTATACACTTTTAAATATAAAAAACAATACTAACTTGATGTGAAAGTTACTACAGAAGGACCTGGTCCTGTCCACTCTAAAGTTGGATTAAAAGGAGGAGCTCCTGATCCTGCATGAAGGAAACTAGTCTGAGTTCCTTGGTTTGTTGACATCATAGATGTTCTATTAGCCGGTGAAGCTAAATCATTAGTCCAAGCAGTTCCGTTCCATGCTTCTGTATTATTAAATAAAGGGCCACCTGAAGGACCTGGGCCTTCTCCTCCATTTACAATACCTAAAGTTTGCACACCTGCTCCACATCCTTGTGATCTACCAGTGTTTACTTCATTGACTTCTGTCCATGCTGAACCATTCCATGATTCACAATAATTTCTAACCGTAGTTGAAGTGGCTCCTAACACATTTATAGCTCCTTCTGAATCGCCAAATGTAGTAGGAGATGTTTTACCATTATTTAAACTAGGTGTAGAAGTCCAAGAAGTTCCGTTCCATTTTTCTGATGCAGTTGAAGGACCTCTTCCTCCAGCGTAAATTGCATCAGTAATAGTTCCGCATCCTGAATTAGTCATGGCGTCTCTTGCTGTGTTTACTTCATTTACTTCTGTCCATGACGAACCATTCCAAACTTCTACTTGTGATAAACCTGCGCCAGGTCCGGTAGTACCTCCAAAGACCATAGCAGCCTCATTGTCTGCACCTGCTCCCGCAGGACCAATTCTATTTGTACTACTATCTGTTGTTTCTGTCCAAGAACTTCCGTTCCATGTTTCTGTGTAAGAAGAAGATTCTGGTGAAGGTAAAGTCGGAGTATATCCGGCCATTATAATACCAGATGCTTTTGTTCCAGCTCCAGACCCACTACCTCTTCCAGTATTTATACTAGGTCCGGCAGCCCAAGCTCCTGATGCATTTACTACTAATCCTTTTAAAACATTAGAAGTTTCATTATACCATATTTGTCCTTGAATTGGATCACTAGGGTCTCCAGTTATGTTTTGAACTTTAGTTCCTGCTATGTCTTTATAAGTAGCCATATTATTCCTCTAATGTTACTGCTTCAGGTCTTTCACCTAATCTTGTAGTTTTATCTACTTCTGTTTCACCTTCAACATTATTGTTATCCCAACTTGTTTGTTGAGATGATATTGCTTCATTAACAATAGTTTGTGCTTCAGATAATGTTTTATTAACACCTGCAACTCCAACTATCCATAGATTAGCATCTTTATTGTTCGCAGGAACTCTCCATACATTACCAGCAAATTCTGTTGGTTGAATTGTTCTTGAGTCTTTATTTGTAATAAAGCCCTCTCCCCAATTTTCTGCTACACAATATTTATATGCCATATTTTTCTCCTTAACTTGATGTACCTAATGTTTCTGTACCACTATCAGTAACAATTTTAAAAGTCCCTGAGCTTGTATCATAAAAAACTTGACCTTCAATAACTCCTGTATCATTAGGTCTGTCTTGTATTGCTGCCCCTTGTTCTTCTTTATAAGTAGCCATAATTATTTAACCTTTAACAACCAACCTTGAGTACCATCTGTGTACACTAAAGTATTAGCTGCCCTTTCAACGTTAATTGTTAAATCTGCTGCATCTCCTTGAATTTTTTCTGAATTTCTTCCAACTGTTATATTGTTTGTATCTGCTGTTCCTGCATAATCTACAAATGCAACTTCATCACCAATTGTCGGTGATGAGGGTAGTGTCATAGTAATTGCGCCACTAGTTGTATTTATAAAATATCCTTCACCAGCTACTGCAGTAAAATTAGCAGTTTTAACTGCTTGCCAAGATGTTCCACCAGATACTTCACCAAATGATAATTGACCAACACCTGTTGCTCCCGATCCAGATACCGAATCTACTTTTAAAAATCTATCTGCTGTTACATTACCTGTAGGAAACTTTAATGTGTAAGATTGACCAGCTGAGTGGGGAGGTGACTGTAGCTTAATCCCATGCGAATTGGATTCACAGTTGAGCTGAATTGTACCTGGATTTGTTCCACCACCGATTTCTGTAAAACCTGTTCCGTTTGGATATAATTGTGTATTACCATTAGCTGCATCAACAATATTAATGTAACTTGAATCTGTTCCTGAATTTGTAACTAATTTAAGATCATACGCACCATTAGAAGATATTTGACCTACTTCAGATCCACCACCAACTAATACTTGGTCTGTATCTAAAATTACATCACCAGTTCCATTTGGTTCTATCTCAATATTTCCATTTGATGTCGAAACAATTTTATTTCCATTAACATCTAGATCTCCACCTAATTGCGGTGTTGTATCAGATACTATCTCTGTAAGTCCTAAAGCTATTTCTACAATATCAGGATTAGTCCCATCATTAGCTTTTGCAATAATTAATTTGTCTCCTTTATCTGTAGCAGAGAAAGTTACAGAACTCCCTGATCCTGAAGCATATTTAAATTGAACTGTATGTGCACCAGAGCTAGAATTTCTTAAAAAATAAAAATTTTGTACGTCAAGAGGTATTGTAACGACTGCATTACCAGATAATGAACCTGTAAATTCTATTGATCTGTGTGCAAGAACATCTCCTGTTCCTCCATCACTACTTGTTAGTGCAACAGTTCCACCACTAGTCAATGCTTGTTGTGTAAAACCACCGGCTATTTGTTCAATAACTTCTAAATTAGTATTAGTTTTTGTTCCCCATGTACCGGCATTTTCACCAGTTGCTTGTAGTTCTATACCTAGCGGTGTATATGTTGAAGCCATATTTTATCTCCTATGCGACGTCACTATATGTTATATTTGTACCTGTTGCAACATCAGAATACGAAATATTTGAACCTGTGTCAACGTCTTGATATGCTTGAACTCCTATTTCTCCTGTAGAAGCTGTTGCTGAAACTCCTGTTAATCCCATGACATCTGCAGGAGATAAAGATCCAACAGCACCTGTTGCTGAAACTCCTGTTAATCCCATGACATCTGCAGGAGATAAAGATCCAACAGAACTTGTTAATGATAGTCCAGTTAGACTAATAAGTGGATTACTATTTTGATTTGTTTGTCCAAGTCTAAATTCTGCGGAAACACCGGTGACTCCCATAACATCTGCAGGAGATATTGAACCTACACTTGCTGTTGCTGATACACCTACTAATCCCACAGAATCAACAGCAAATATTGAACCAACGGTTGTTCCTGCAGAAACTCCAGTAAGTGTAAATGTTGCATCGCTAATTATTGTAGGAGACCCAACACTAGCAGTGGAAGATACTCCTGTTAGACCCATAACGTTTGCAGGATTTAAAACAAATTGTCCCCAACTTTGTTCCTCACCCCAAGTGTCATCTCCCCATGCAGAGCCAGCGCTAACTTTTGCAGTCATTGCATCAGGCGCTGTTAATACAACTATCTCATCTCCTACATCACCCCAAGTTGATGCAGCATCATTGTAAGGATCTACTCCCCAACCTAATGTAAAAGCTTCAGTTGTGCCGTAACGACCGGTGCCCCAGGTTGTGCCTGATTGATTCCAAGTATTGGCCATAAGGAAGACCTCCTTATGCTATTCTTATTATTGCGTTTGATGCGTCTGCTACTGGAAATTGAATTGTAAAAGTTCCGCTTGTAACGGTTTTATCACCACCAAATGCAATAACTGCAACGGCTTTGTCAGATTGGTCATCATTATAGATTAATGCACCATTTGCTGTAAAAGAAGCACTAGTGAAACTTACATCTGCAAAATCACAAATCGCAGTTGTTCCAGAAGTCGTTGGCGTTGAACTTGTTAATGTTGCACCACCTGGAGAATATGCAGATCCAGATGTATTTGATATTTCGTTTGAAGTTGAATAAGCAGTTGTAGATGCACCTAAAGATGCAGAACTTGTGTATAATGCTATTTTAAAAGTATCACCACTAGACGCGGTAAAGTTATGTGTTCCAACTAAAATTTCTTGTTTAAAACTTGTGCAAACTGCAGATGATATAGCCATAATTTAATCTCCTACGGGTTTGCTGAGTTTATTGGTATACGAACAGCGCCATCAGTGTAGTCGTCCCTTCGTCTTCTACCAACTTGCTCGTTAGCAAACTTCTGTACCTCTTGTTTATATTTATTCTCGTATAATGTCAACATATCAATCGGACCTTTTAAGAAT